GCCGGCAACATGCTGCCCAGGGTGAAGGACAACAGCGAAGGCTTCTTCCGGCGAATGCTTCCGATCCAGTTCAAACGGCAGTTCAAGGAAGACGACCCGGAGCGGGACCCGCACCTGATGGACAAGTTCCGGGAGGAACTCTCGGAGATCTTCTACTGGGCGCTCTGCGGGCTGAAGCGCCTGGAGGAGCAGGGGCGGTTCACCGACTGCGACGAGACGCGCGCCCTGCTCATGGGATACCGGCGGTCGAACAACCCGATCCTCTGCTACGTCGAGGACGAGTGCGTCATTGGAGAGGACAAGGAAGTGGCCAAGGCCGACATCCTTTTGGACTACCAGAAGTACTGCGCCAAGAACGGTTACAAGTCCCTGGGCCGGGAAAATTTCTTCCGGGAGCTGTACGTCGCCGTCCACAACCTGCGGCTCTATCGGCCGCGATCGCCGTACGACTCCAGGGAATACAAGATCCAGGGAATCAGCATCCAGGGGACATACATCAAGGGTGAGTGACATGCGGTCGCTGAGTTTTGCCGTTGCCGCCCCGCATCCCCGTCAAGGTCGGGCGGCTAAAAATGGAAATACCGGCCCGTACACCCGTTGTTTTGCGTTCTTCGCGAGGTTTCGGTCCGGGTCGGTCCGGGTGAAATCGGCCCGCTCGGACCATGAAACGCCCGCCAGTACTGTGCTAGTCCGGGTGGTCCGGGTGGTCCGAGCGATTCCCCATATATTGCACATGAGCGTAGAGGCATATCGCATTCGCATCATTCCTTCTCTGACACTTATTTTTGATTTTCTAAGAAAATACCCGGACCACCCGGACCAAGCCAATGGCGGCGCGGGTTTTCGCTCGGACCAACCACCCGGACCAACCCGGACCACCCGGACCGGGAGGCGCCCATGATTCACGATAAGTACAACCCCATGCAGGGGATAAAGAAAGCGGACCCGGCGCCGGAAATCCAGGAACGGAAGAGCGATGGAAAGCCAGGGCTGCAATCCTGGCAGAACAGCGGCCCGGTCGTGAGGCTGCTGGAGTACCTGAAGAAGCATGAGGACAAGGGGATGAAGCTGATCCTGAAAGAGGGCAGGGCATGCATGCGATTCGAGCCGGGCCTGAGCGGAAAGGACAGGGGTACCGAGCGATGGCAGATCGCCGTCAATACCCTGCAGCTTTTGCAGGAGGCGGATGAGGATCTCGGATATCTCCGTCAATCGTGCACAACGGACGAGAACATGGACTGGTTGACGGAATTGGACGCAAGAGGAAACCCTGAAGCGGATCGTGCGAAACAGACCAGGGCTGAAGGTGATGTGCATGGCTGATCTGAACCGGATGGAGGAACGATTGAGGCGCAAGAATAGCCGGTGCGAGATCCTGCAGAAGCGTATCGATCGTTTGAATCGGGAATTGGAGCGGGTCCGGGAAGAGCGGATGTCGCTCAGCAAGGAGGTGGTCGAAAAGAGATTCCTGATGGAGATGAAACGTAGTGGCTGGCCGATGCCGTTCGGTCGGGAGCCCATTACACATAAAGTGGAATACGTGGAGTTCCTTCACGAGTTCCTGCACCGCATGTACGAGAAGATTCAAATGGAAGTCCAGCCGTGGCGGTACAAGAGATACATCATCGAGAGGAAAAATGGCGGATGGATTCGCCGGGAAGCGGAGCGGGTCCTTCCTGAAGGCTGATGCCATACGGAACGCAGACCCGCGAAAAATCACTACTCTTGAGAAAATAACCGGGTGGAAAAATGGAACCTACCGAAATTACAGCAATAGAGCATCAACCGAACGGCGCCCGCATCTTTGTGCCGGCGGATCTGGGCAGGGACTTCGGGGCGACATTCTTGGACGAGACAAAATGCCGCAACTGGATCATTGCCATGATTCATGGGGACGGGTCCGTCTTCTGCCCGGGATGCCGTGCCGAACTGGAGGGAAACGCCTTGCGGCGATTTTGGGAAGGGAAGCGGATCCGCTGCCGGGCCTGCGGGAAGTATTTCACAGCGTTGACCGGGACGTTCCTCGCGGGATGTCATCTGTCCTTCACGGAGATCGTCCTTTTTGCCGTCTTTTTGTACTTCAGCATCCCGCCGCGGGAGATTGCCAGGATCTTGCGGATCAGCCAGGAGACGGTCCGGCTATGGGAAATCAAGTTCCAGGCCCTGGAGAAGATACGGAGGATCGAGACCGGTGTCTGAAAAGGACAAAGCAAAAACCTATATCTACCGATGGCGCAATAATTCCAAGCGGGCCGCGCTGTACGGGAAGAGATGCCGGCTGCTGCTGCGTCTACTCATGAACTCGGCTGTCGTCGAATTCGAGGACGGGCATGCGGAGGTCATCAGCAGGAACGCCCTGAAGAAGAACGGATCGGAAGATCCGGCGATGGGAGAACAGGCTTCGCTCTTCGACGAGGACAAGGAGAAATGAAATCCATGCCCGAAGTCCATTGCGCACACGACAGGATGGTGCCCCTGGAGGAGATCAAACCGAACCCCAGGAACCCGAACTTCCATCCCGAAAAGCAGATCGCGCTTCTCGCGCGGATCATTGAGTCTCATGGATGGAGGACCCCGATCACGGTCAGCACCCGCTCGGGTTTTATCGTCCGCGGCCACGGCCGGTACGAGTCGGCGCGTCTCCTGAAGTGCGTCACGGTGCCCGTGGACTTCCAGGATTACGCGAGCGACGAAGAGGAATGGCAGGATCTTCTCGCCGACAACCGGATCGCCGAGCTTTCGCAGATCGATGAGACGATCCTCCGCGGGATCCTCCAGGACTTCAACCTCGATATCGAGCTGACCGGCTACGACCTCGACTACGTCCAGGACCTCCTCGCGGAAGATGACAAAGAACCCCGGGAGGATGGATTCGACGGGGCAGCCGAGGCCGCAAAGATCGAAACCCCGATCTCGCGCCCTGGCGATCTCTATCTCCTCGGCGATCACCGCCTTCTGTGTGGAGAGAGCAACGACACATCGGCGATGGCGTTCCTCATGGGCGGCCGGCTCGCGGATCTCGTCTGGACGGATCCGCCCTACAACGTCGATTACCACAACGAACGGGGCGAGGGGCTGGAAAACGACAACCTTCCGCCGAAGGTCTTTTCGGAAATGATCACGGCGGCCTTCAAGAATATCTGCCTCCATACCCGGGAAGGCGGCTGCATCTATGTCTCGCATTCCGACGTGGGAGGCGTGACCTTCCGGAACGCACTCATCGAGTCGGGATTTCTCCTGAAGCAATGCCTGATCTGGGTGAAGAGCGGCGCCGTCCTCGGGCGCCAGGACTACAACTGGAAACACGAGCCGATCCTCTACGGCTGGAAGCCGGGAAGGGCACACTACTTCTGCATGGACTATTCCCTGACGACGGTCATCGACGAGGACGTGGACATCTCGAAACTGAAGAGGGAGGCGCTCGTCGACCTGGTGAAGGAGATGAGGAAATGCCAGGCGATAACGGTTCTCCGGGAGGACCGGCCGTCGAAGAATCCCTTGCATCCGACGCAGAAACCCATCTCCCTGGTCGGGCGGATGATCCGCAACAGCACGCCCAACCGGCCGGGCATCCTCGTCCTGGACGGATTCGGCGGATCGGGGACTACGATGATGGCCTGCGAACAGATGGGACGGGCCTGCAACACGATGGAGAAGGACCCGGTCTACTGCGACGTGATCGTGAAGCGATGGGAGCAGTTCACAGGAAAGAAGGCGGAGTTGCTCCGCGACGGGGGAAAGATGGCTCAGTGAAAGACGCAGACCGAGTTGCGTGAGCGAAAAGAGAAACACATGATTTTGAATCATCACAGCCACTGCCGCCTTTTGAAATGGGCGAATTTCCATGCCCTGAAGCCGTACATCCCGGCCTTGAGCATATTGAGAAACGAGCCCAGGGACAGCGCGGCCGCGCAGGCCACATCCTGGGTCTACGAATTCAAGGCGCATTTCAAAGAGGCTGAGGATTTCAGGATGATCCTTGAGGCCGCGGCGGCGCATTTTTCCGCTGATGCCATCGTCCCGATTCCGCCGAGTGACCCCGAACGGCAGCCGAACAGCCTGCAGAAGCTCTTCGGCATGCCGATCAGACGGACGGAACCGATCGAGACCCGGAAATACAATCACCACCGATTCCTTCCGGCGCATTATTCAAGGACCTACGAAGTGAAGCCGCCCGAGGGGCGCCGGTTCCTGTTGGTGGACGACGTGCTCAGAACGGGGGCGACGATGAACCATTTCATAGCGGCCATGGGCCGCATGGGATTCGAGACGATCCCGTTGGTCTTGGGGATCTACTACCGCCTGTCTTATGTGGAGGGCGATTCGATCAGCATTTTTGTACGGAAGACGGAAGTCGACGAGGCGTTGGATGAGATGATCCTAAAAATCTGAAAAAGGGGAGCGGATAGCATTCCAAGGGAGCTGTAACTCCCGAAGAACCTGTGTTGAGGGACACAGGGCGTCGAAGCGCTACCATCCGCATGGATTTCCTATCACAATCGAGGGTCCATGCATATGAGAAAAGGTGCGCAAAAAGGTATCGCCGACAACTGGGATCGGGCAAGCCTTTCCCAGCGCGCATGGATGATCTGCCGGGCGATTTCGGACGAGACGATGGATCAGGAAAAGATCAAAAGGCTCCTCGAGGTGGCCGATCAACAGGATCAGATCAAGCTCAAGGTCCTGCACAATGCCGTCGTCAAGTGCATCAAGGACTATCAGACGGAATCCACGTCGGCCCGCCTGAACGACTGGCAGAAGGCGGAAACGGCCCTCGAGACATTCGTAAAGGACCTCTGGTCGAAGCATTTCGAGGACGAGAAGATCTTGCCGAACGCCCTGGCCGTCGTCGAGTGGCTGAACGATCAGGGCTGGAAGGTCAGGAAGTCGGCCCTCTACAAGCACCGGAAGGAGGGGAAGATCCGCCCCCAGGCCGACGGGACCTTCCGCCTTGTCGATGTCGAGAAATACGCTGCCGTCCATCTCAGCCGGAAGGACGGCAGCGAGTCGGGAAAGCTCGACAAACTCCAGCAGGAGAGGGTCCTGGCGGAAACGGAAAAGTCAAAGGCCCAGGCGAAGCACTGGACGACAAAGGAAAGGATCCTGTCTAGATCGTTCGTCCCGAAGGATCTCTTCGAAAGGGAGCTCACAAAGCGCGCGATCATCTTCCGGAACGACCTGGAGGCGTTCGGGCAATCGGAGGCCGCAGGCATCGTCAACCTGGTCAAGGGCGATCCCGATCTGGTCCCTGAGCTCATCCAGTACCTGCTTGGGAAATTCGAGGACGTCATGGACCGGTATGCCCGGGAAAGGGAATTCAAGGTGCTACTGCCGCCGCAGGAGACCGATCTCGACATGACTCGAGACGAAGACGACGAGGAGGAGGGCGTATGAAGCAATCTGTACGGAGTTTGCCAAAATCTTCTCCGGATCCCGAAAACCTCATCTTCACGGAAGGCGAACGGCGGGTATTCAGGAGAAGGGAGAAGATCTCGATCTCCAGGTGGGCCGAACGCTACCGGATCGTCACGAACGGTCCCAGGACGGGACCCTGGCGGAATGATTTCACGCCCTATCTGGTCGAACCGATGGATACGATCGATCAGCCCTTCGTCCGCAGGATCATCCTCATGTTCGCCCCTCAGACGGGGAAGACCCAGGTTGCCTTCAACGCCCTGTGCAAGTGGATCGACGTGAATCCCGGGCCGGCGATGTACGTGGGTCCCGACGAGAAAGTGACCAAGCGGATCGCCCGCAAGCGGATCCTGCCGACTTTCCGGAGCACGCCCCGGATCGCCGAGCTGCTCTCGCCCCGCCATGACGAGACTACGACGCTCTCCGTGCAGTTCCAAAACGGGATGGACTTCATCATGGCTTGGGCGACGTCGGCAGCGGAGCTGTCTTCCGAATCGATCCGGTACCTCATCCGGGACGAGACGGACAAGTTTCCGTCCTTCACGGGGAAGGAAGCCGATCCCTTCTCGCTGACGGATGTCCGGACGAACGCCTACCCCTTCACGAAGAAGATCATCGATCTCTCCACGCCGACGGACGAGAGCGGCTATATCGGCAAGGCGGTCGAAACCGAGGCGGACGAATTGCGGCGCTATCACGCCGTCTGCGCGATCTGCGGAACCGCCCAGGTCATGCACTTCGGACAGTTCGACTGGCCGAAGGCCGTTACGGATCCGCGACTGATTGTGCGCAAGCGCCTGGCCAAGTATCAATGCGAATCCTGCGGAATGTACTGGGACGACTACATGCGCGATCAGGCGATCCGCCAGGGCTTCTGGAAAGCGGTCGAGCCGGTGGAACGCCCCCAGGTCGTTGCCTTCCATTTCCCTTCCTACGGCTCGCCCTTCGTCTCGCTGTCGAGCGTCGTCGCGGCCTATCTCCGGGGCCTCGAGGATCCGGCGAAGCTGATCGCCTTCGTTACCCAGCACAAGGCCGAAGTCTGGAAAGAGGCGATTCTGCCGAAAAAGGAAAGCGGCGTTCTGACGCACAAGACGGAACTGCCTGCCGGGATCGTCCCGGCTGCAGGCGTCGCCCTTACTGCCGGCATCGACGTACAGAAGGAAGGGTTTTGGTTCGTGGTCCGCGCCTGGGCGGAGGATCTCAGTTCCTGGCTTGTCCAGTACGGATACCTCACGACCTTTTCGGATGTGGAAACGCTTCTATTCAAGACCCGTTATCCGATCGAAGGACGCGGACCGGATGAGACCATGGGCGTCTGGCGGGCCGCGATGGATACGGGCGGCGGCGCAACGGAGGATTCGGTATGGACGAGGACGGAGGAGGTCTATCAGTGGCTGCGGCGGCAGCCGCCGGGTCGGGTCTTCGGCACCAAAGGGGCGTCGCACCGGCGGGATAACAGGATACAGGTCAAGATCCTGGACAAGCTGCCCCGATCGAACAAGCCGATCCCGGGAGGGCTCGAACTGCGGCTTCTCGATACGGATGCCCTCAAGGCCGTCATCCACTGGCGCCTGGAGCGGAAGGAAGGGGAGACGCAGCGGTTCTTCCTCCATGCGGAAACGGGCATCGATTATGCGCGGCAATTGCTGGCCGAGGAGCTATGCCGAGACCGGCGGGGGAAGACGTTCTGGAGAAGGATTCGTCACGACAATCATCTGCTCGATTGCGAAGTAATGTCCGCGGCGTGCGCTGACAGTGAATGGCTCCCTTCGCTCAAAATGCTTGCCGTCTATCTGCGGCAGCAAAGGGAGGAAGCAAAACAAGCGGCAGAAGAAAGGCCGCGGCCAAGAGACGAGAGGATCAAGAGACCCAGGAGGTGGTAACATGGGAACGGGGACGGCACTATCGGGGATGAAGGCCATCATGGAGTTCTGCGGATCGATCGGTTTGCCGCGCACGGAGGCCTCGATCATTCAACTGAAGCTTCAATGCGGGTTTCCGATGACGAAGCTGCTCGGGACTTGGGAAA